CCACGTCCAAGATTGGCTGGTGTGGAAGTGACGGGGCGGCGGGGGCTTACAATTTCGCGGGTCCTTCCCCCGCCCAAAAAAAGGTGGCTCAGGTAAGGTTTTCGTGAAAAAGTGCGTGCGAAGTTTTTTGGGGGTTCCGTATGCATAGGACTGACAAGGGGTTAGGAGGCGGCGGCGGCGTGGGGACTCGAACGGGCCAAGGGCGGTGCTGACAGATGGCGAAACGGAATTCCCAGAGGGCTCCGGCGGGCGGCGGCCGCAGCCGGGCGCTGAGCGGTCCGGCCAGCAAGCGCGGGCGGTCGGGATCCGCGGCGGCGAAGGGCCGGGAGCGGTCCTCGGGGCGGCCTGTATCTCGGCGGCCGAAGGGGCGGAAGCGGGTTCCGAGAGAGGCCCAGAAGGCCGCATCCCCCTCCCCGCAGGGCTCGCATGGGCCGTCCGGGGCCGGCCCTGGCGTTGGGGACCCGGCGGGCCGGGTGACGACGCAGGGCGCGGTGGCGGAGCATTTCGGGGTCACTGCCCGGACGGTGCGCGTGTGGCTGAAGAAAGCCGGCTTCCCGGCCCCGGTCGGAGGCGTGTACGACCTCGAGGCGATCGCGGACTGGCGGGACGAGCGGTCCGGCCGGACAGACAAGTGGGTGGCCAAGCGTCGGGAGTTCCAGGCGAAGCGGGAGCAGCTCCGGTACGAGGTCGCTCGCGGCGAGCTGGTGCGGGCGGAGCATGTCTATCGGGTCGTGACGCAGCACATCGTCGAGGCGCGGACGCTGCTCCTGACGCTTCCGGACCAGGTGCAGGTGCTGGTCGACCCGGATTGTCGCGGTGAGGTGACGCGGAAGGTGCGGGCCGTGGTGCATTCGGCGCTGAAGGCGCTGGCGGACGGGCAGGGTCGGTTGCCAGGAGGCAAGAAGAAAGGGGCGTGACGATGGCGAGCAGGATTGAGTGGCTGGCGTGGCCGGGGTATCGCCCGGAGACGTGGAACCCGTGGATCGGGTGTACGCCGTGCTCGCCGGGCTGCGCGAACTGTTGGGCGAAGCGGGAGGAGGACGGGCGGTTCCGGCATCTGGGACGGTGTCGCCCGAACGCGAAGACCGGAGAATACTTCTGGAACGGGCCGTGGGAGCAGGGGGCGGGGCAGGAGACGCTGTGGTGATTGTGCAGAATGAGCGCCTAGTCTGCGGAAGTGGCGAGGGAAGCGCACGATGACGCGGACGGCAGTGGAACCCCGACGTGGCGAGCCCCGAGGGGGCGAGCTGCCGGCGGAGGTACGGGGGCGGTGGGCCCCGCCACCGTCGGTGGATCGGACGAAGTGGGCGGCGGAGCACGTGCGGATTCCGGACAAGGTGGCGACGCTGGGGACGACGTGGGACCCGGACCTGTTTCCGTACGAGCGGGGCGTGCTGGACGCGCTGGACAGCCCGGAGGTCCGGACGGTGGTGTTGATGTGGGCGACGCGGACGGGCAAGACGCAGGTGTGGCTGGTGTTTGTCGTCTCGAACGCGGTGCTGGACCCCGGCCCGACGATGATCGTGTCGGCGACGCAGGACTCGGCGCAGCGGCTGAGCCGGCTGCGGCTGTATCCGATGCTGGCGGCGTGCTCGGAGACGGCGGGCCAGTTGCTTCCGAAGCACGAGCAGCAGTCGCTGCTGGTCGACCTGCGGGACATGCTGGCGCTGCTGGCGTGGTCGGGCAGTCCGACGATGGTGGGCGAGCAGGCGATCCGGTACCTGATGATTCCGGAGGCGGACCTTCACAGCACGGACGCGAGTGCGGAGGGGGACTCGGTCCAGCTCGCGCTCGAGCGGGTGAAGGGTTTCCCGAACAACAAGGTTTTGATCGAGTGCAGCCCGTCGGAGGAGGGGGCGAGCCGGATCGCGACGTGGTACGAAGCGGGTGACCGTCGGCGGTATTGGGTGCCCTGCCCTTTCTGCGGTCAGTTCCAGCCGTTGGACTTCGAGCAGGTGCGTTGGCCGGAGGCGAAGGGCGCGGACGGGCACACGCGGAGTGCGGAGGCGGCTCACGATGCGGCGTTCTACGCGTGCGTGCACTGCTACAACGAGGAGAAGCGGGAGCCGCGGATTCGCGACCGGCACAAGCCGGAGATGCTGCGTCGCGGGCTGTGGGTCCGCGAGGGGGAGGTGGTCGAGCTGCGGGAGGGCCAGCCGGTCGTGGTGGGCGAGGCGGCGAATCCGAGCCGGCACATTTGGAGCAGTCGGCTGAGCAGCTTGTACTCGCCGAACGTGACGTTTGGGGAGATGGCGGAGGCGTTTCTGCGGTGCGGGAAGCATCCGGAGCGGCTGAAGACGTTCTGGAACAAGTGGCTGGCGAAGCCGTGGCAGCCGATCACGGGGAAGCCGGACTGGGAGCAGGTGCGGGATCGGCTTCGGACGGCGCGGCGGCGTCGGGTGGTGCCGGAGGGGGCGTTCTTCTTGACGGGCGGGGTGGACGTCCAGAAATACGCGTTCTACTACACGATCAACGCCTGGGGGCGGGACGGCAAGGCCTGGCTGGTCGAGCACGGCGAGGAGGCACGGCTCGATCCGAGCTGGCAGACGATTCGGGATTTCGTGAGCAAGTTTGTTCTCGAGCCGGTGTTTCGGGACGAGGCGGGGACGGAGTGGCAGGTGAAGGTGGCGGGGGTGGACACGGGCTACGACACGAACCTGGTGTACGCGGCGATCGCGGACCTGGCCCCGGAGCGGGTGATGGCGATGAAGGGGGACACGGGCCGCGGGACGCAGGGGAAGTTTTGGCGGTCGCAGGCGATCGAGGTTCAGCCGGAGACGGGGAAACCGTTCGCGGGGTCGATGCGGCTCTTTCACGCGAACACGCACTTCGGGAAGGAGCAGTTCTACTCGCTCATCGACGAGGGGACGGACCCGAGCGTGCGGTACGAGCTGCACGCGGAGCCGGACGAGAGTCTGGTGCGGCAGTTGACGGCGGAGAGCTTGGAGCCGCGTCGGCAGAAGCGGACGGGCCGGGAGGTGTTCGAGTGGGTGCTGGTGGACCGGCAGGCGGGGAACCACTACCTGGACGCGACGGTGATGCAGTTGGCTGTGGCAGACATCTTGGGGATTCGCGGGATGACGGACCCGGACCGGCCGCGTCGCGAGGGGCGTCCTCGCGGGCGGGTCGAGATGCGTGGGCCGAAGGGGTACTGGCGCGGGTGACCCCGTAGGAGCCCAGGACCGGGCCCTACAAGGCGGGTGAACGGAGTGGATGATGTGACGGCGAAAGATGGCGTTCGGGAGCCGGAGCACACGACGATGGAGCCGCGCCGGCTCGAGCACACGACGCTGCGGCCGCAGGACCCGCGTCACGAGGTGACGGGGGTGCAGCGGTACGGCCGGATCGTGCCGATCTGCCCGAAGTGCGGGTCGCGCGGGGAGGGGTTCTCGACGAAGCGGCTGACGGACGGCTCGCGGTTCCGATGGTACCGGTGTCCGAAGGGGCATTCGAACTTCAAGGTGCCGCGGCTGGGGAAGTAGGGCCTTCAAACGGCCACTGGCTGGCCGAAATCACCGGTTCAAAAAACATACCCACAACGGGTATCTCGGCACTACCGGCTGTGCTCGGCGTGCACCACAATGGATGCACATGACCTGACCGCGCGGAGTCCGCCGTGGCATTCACGACTTGGTCGGCCTATCGGACGGCGCTGCTCGACGCGATGGCGAGCGGCACGTATTTGCACACGAGCTACACGACGCCGGCGGGGACGAGCGTCTCGTTCCGCACCCTGAAGGAACTCGAGAAGCACCTGGAGTTCGTGGACCGGATGATCGCGATCGATGAGGGTGAGACGGGCGGGACGGTCACGTACGCGGACTTCAGGGATTTGGACTCGGCCTGATGGCGAACAAGAAGCGGCAGGGGACGTTGGGCGATCGGCTAGACCGAGCGATCGCGGTCTTGTTCCCGGCGGCGGCGGTGCGGCGGCAGGTGGCGCGGCTGGCGTACGACGCGGCGTCGCGGAGTTCGATTCGGCGTCGGTACGTCACGAGCATCGGTGGCTCGGCGGACGCGCACGCGACGCCGTCGGACCTGTTCCGTCTGATCAATATGAGCCGCAACTTCGAGCGGAACAACCCGGTGGTGGCGGGGCAGTACGTGACGATGGCGAACAACATCGCGGGGACGACGCTGCGGGTTCAGAGCCGGGCGGGGCAGGGCCCGGGTCAACCGAAGGACGAGTGGAAGGCGTTCCGTGCGGAGCAGGAGCACGCGTGGACGGAGTGGGCGACGAGTCCGAAGGCGTGCGACGTGCAGGGGCGGCGGAGCTTCCACGCGATGGTACACGCTTCCGTGCAGACGCTCTGCCGCGACGGCGACATGCTGTTTTTGAAAGTGAACCAGGGGGACGGGGCGCTGCTGGCGTTCGAGGCGGATCAATGTGCGACGCCGCTGAAGGACCGGTCGGCGGGGAACGTGAGCTACGGCATCCGGGTGGACAGCTCGGGTCGTGCGGCAGCGTACCACCTGAGCGACGCGCACAGTTCGTCGGGCTACGAGACGCCGGGCGGGAACGGGGCGTGGTATCCGGCCAAATACGTGCTGCACCCGGCGCATCGGCGTCGGTTCAGCCAGACGCGCGGCTCGCCGATTCTGGTGGCGAGTTTCACGATGATCCAGGACATGCAGGAGGCGCTCGAGGCCTACATCCTGGGGACGAAGCTGGCGGCGAGCGTGGGGCTGGTGTTCCTACAGCAGGGCGGCCCGGCGTGGGGGAAGGCGCGGTCGACGGTGCAGGAGGATGGGGCGGGGAACGACCGTCGCGAGGAGAAGGTACATCCGGCGATGATTTTCCACGGCGAGCCGGGCGAGGAAGTCAAGACGATCGACATGAACCGGCCGACGCCGGACTTCGCGGAGTTTTTCAACTCGATGTGGCGTTGGGCGGGCCGTCCGACGGCGATGGCGGGCGAGCTGATTCTGCTGGACTTCAGCCAGAGCAACTTCAGCAACACGCGGCAGGCGATCATCGAGACGCGGCATGGGTTCACGGTGATGCGGAACGACGTGGTGATTCCACAGATCGTGCGGCCGACGTACCGATGGAAGATGGGCTGGTGGTGCCGGCCCGGCGGGCCGCTGGGGATGCGGGCCAAGGGGCTGCCGCCGGACTTTCTGGCGCACGAGGTGTCCTTCTCGGGCTGGGACTGGATCGACAAACTGAAGGACCTGAAGGCGGACGGCGAGGCGGTGGACCGGGGTTTCGTCGCGCCGCAGACGGTGTCGGCGCAGCGCGGGTACGACCTCGAGGAGGTGTTGGTATCGAAGGGCGAGGCGATCAAGATCGCCCAGGAGGTGGCGCAGCGGCTGGGGCTCGAGGACTGGCGGGTGCTGCTGCCGAACGGATTGCTGAGAAAGACGACCGGCCCCGCGCCGGGAGGAGGTTGAGATGCCGTTGCCGAAGCCGAGGAAGGGCGAGAAGCAGGACGACTTCATCGACCGCTGCATGGGGGACGAGGTGATGAACAAGGAGTACCCCGACGCGCCGCAGCGGGCGGCGGTGTGCCACCGGCAGTGGCGGGATCGGAAGAAGAAGAATGAGGAGCCGGACGCGATGGCGGACAAGCTGAGGGCGGTGCCGGTGGCCGCGCTACATTTCGCGGACGAATCGGCGACGGTCGGGGTCGAGGGTGACGGTGACAAGAAGCGGAAGTTCAAGGTTTGGGCATACAGCGGCAAGCCCTTCGTGCACTTTTGGTGGGACAATTTCGCCATCGACCTGAAGGGCATCAAGCATCCGGACAAGATGGGTTTCCTCGACTCGCACTGGTCCAGCAAGCGGGTCGGCGTCATCAAGACGTTCCGCATCGATGCGGCGAAGGGCGTCTACGCCGAGGGCCCGGCGTTGCGGAACGAGCACGCCCGCGCGCTGCTCGACGACATGGACGACGAGTTCCCTTTCCAAGCATCCGTCTACGCGCGGCCGCTGAAGATCGAGGAGGTGCGGCGGGGTGCGACGGCGAAAGTGAACGGGCACACGCTCGCGGGGCCTGCGACGATCTTCCGCGAGGCGATGATCGAGGAGGTGTCGATCTGCGTGTTCGGCTACGACCGGCACACGCGAAGTATCGCCGCCGCGGGCGGCGAGGACATGGACCTGACGGATCGGTTGATTTCACAAGGAGGCGACAAGATGGCAACCAAGCCGGATCTGAAAGAGGCGTTGGACGGGGTGGACTTCGAGCAGATCAATGAGGCCAACCCGGAGCTGGCGGCGGCGCTGGTCGCCCGCGGCACGGTCGAGGCGAAGGTGACGCTGTCGGACGAGATGCGGCAGAAGGTCACCGAGCTGGCCGACGTGCTGGGCGACGAGACGGCCGCGAAGCTGGCGGTCGCGGACGGCGTCGAGCCGCTGGCGGCGGCGAAGGCGTTCATCGTCAAGCTTCAGGCCGACCAGACGGCGGCGCTGGCGGCGAAGGACGCGGAGATCGCCAAGTTGGGCAACGGCGTCCCGCCCGCGCCGAAGGTGACGCCGGACGACAAGCCGTCGGGCGAGCCGCAGACGTGGCCCGAGGCGAAGGCCGTGGCGCGGCTCGAGCTGGGGTCGGAGGCGAAGCAGACGGCGGTCGACAAGCTGGCGGCCACGAAGTGGCCGAAGCTGTACGAGGAGGCCGACAAGCCGAAGAAGTAGCCGCACGACAATCTGGACCGCCGTGTCCGACGGGGCGTGGTGGCCGGCCTCATCCGGCCGCCCGGCGGTGAAGCATCGATGGGGCGATGTTCGCGAGAGCATCGCCCTTTCTTTTTTGGCAACACACAGAAGGAGGACGGGCAATGTCTAGCGGTCAGACGAACGACACGGGCTTCAAGACCTTCGTCGCCGGCGAGGCGCTGGAAGCGTATCGCCACGTGAAGGTCAAGGCCGAGGACAGCGTGCCGGCCAAGGTGGTCTACGCCGACGCCGGGGAGCGAGGCGTCGGGGTGACGACGGAGGAGGCGCTCGCGGCGGGCGACAAGGTCGTGGTCGCGCTCTGGAACAAGCCGGGCTCGTTCTGCGTCGAGGTGGCGGCCGCGGTGGCGACGCCGGGCGTGGCGCTGTACGCCGCGGCGGACGGCAAGCTCTCGACGGTGGCGTCGAACGAGCAGGTGGCGGTTTCGCTGGAGGATGCCTCGGGCAGCGGTTCGCAGGTCGAGGTGTTCCCGCAGTACGACTACGTCGCGGCGTCGTAAGCCGCGGCGCTGAATCCGCCGAGCCCCGACGGGGGCGTGGCGGCCGGCCCCATCCGGTCGCCCGGCGGCGTGGCACCGATGGGGCGGTGTCCTGACGGGCATCGCCCCTCTTTTTTGGCAACGGAGACGAAGGAGGAGAACGATGGGTGCATTTCCGAGCGCAGCCCTTCCGAAGCCGGAGATCGGCGCGAGTGTGATGGAGTACGCGATCGGTCCCGGTCGCGAGGGTTTCATCGGGCTGGACGTGCTGCCGCAGTTTCCCGTCGGCACCAAGGAGGGGACGTACGGCGTGCTGCCGCGCGAGGCCTTCACGGTGATTCCCGACACGGCGCGGCTGTCGGACGGTTCGTACAACCGCCAGCAGTGGGCGTTCGAGACCGATACCTACGCGTGCGAGGAGCACGGTCTCGAGGAGCTGCTGGGCGACGACAAGGTCGAGCAGTACGGCGGCCTGTTCAACTACGAGGACGTGGTCAGCAAGAAGATCATGTGGCAGCTTCTGCTGGCGCAGGAGAAGCGGATCGCCGATCTCTGCCACGACGGCACGATCACGGGTGCCTCGGCGGCCGCGAAGTGGGACGTGCCGGCGAGCGCGACGCCGAAGGCGGACGTGGATGCCGGCCGGCAGGCCATCCGGGCCGCGACGGGCATGCTGCCCACCAAGATCGCGATGGACTGGGAGACGTTCCACTACCTGGTCAAGACCGACGAGGTGGTGGACGAGGTGAAGTACACCTCGCCCATCTCCCAGGCCCCGGAGGCCATCCAGAAGCAGATGCTGGCCGTCTACTTCGGGGTGGACGAGATCCTGCTCAGCAACCGGATCTACAACTCGGCGGACAAGGGCCAGGCGTTCGCGACGGCGGCAATCTGGGACAAGACGAAGGTCCTGCTGTTCGTGCCGGCGACGGCGATGCTGGGGATCGAGCAGCCCGCCCTGGGCGTCTCGATGCTCTGGACGGCGGACAGCCCGGACAACGTCGTGGCTGAGGAGTATCGCGACGAGCCCCGCCGGGGCAACGTGCTCCGTGTGCGTCAGCATCTCGACGAGGTGCTGGTCGCGAGCTCGCTGGGCTACGTGGTCGACACCGTCCTCTGACGGGCGGCCCCAGTAGCAGACGCTGAGGCGTCGCTACGCGGCGCTACTGAGCAAGCTCGGGGGCGGGGCGAGGGTCTCGCCCCCGACACAGAACGGCCCGACGCCGACGCGGCAACACGACAGGGGTTCCTGCGAGTCTAAAGGGCCGGACAGGGTGTCGGGCCGGCACTACGGCAGGGGACAAGGGAGCCCCGACAGTAGACCCCCGGGGGCCGCTGTGGGGCAAGGAGTGAGGCGATGAGAAAGTGTGTGTGGTTGCTGCCGGTGCTCTTCGTGCTGGCCGTTGGCTGTGCGATGCCACAGACGATCGAGGCGATCAACGTGAGCCGGGAGCTTGCGGACTCGACCATCGCCGCCGTTCACGCCGAGGCCGATCTGACCCGTGCGGCCATCGACGGCAAGACGGGCGAGGAGCTGGCGGCTATTGCGGCGGTCGCGGCCGAGGCGAAGGCGACGGCGCTCAAGGCGGCGGCGGAGTTGGACGGCAAAGTGGACGCGGCGGTGGAGGCCGAAGCGGCACGGTGGGACGCGCTGACGGGGAAGGTGTCGGAAACGGTCGATGCCGTCGGCAGTGGCGACTTGGGCGGGGTCGGCAAGAGCTTGCTCGGGGCGTTGACGCTGATCCTCGCTGGCTCTGAGTGGCGGAAGTACCAGCGGGACAAAAAACGAGAGTCCAATGGTGCCTAACAAGGACGACTGCGTCCTCGGAGCGGAGAACAAGACCCGGATTGACGGGCTCGAGGGCGACATCGCCGAGATGAAGGTGGCCATCGCCTGCATCCGCGACAAGCTGTTGGGCCGGCTGCCGAACTGGGCGACGCTGATGATCACAGCGTTGACGGCCATCGCCGCCGGGCTCGTGGTCGCCCTCGTGAAATGAGGCGAATGTGACGCTGAAGGAACGCATCGCGGCGGACGTGTCGGAGCTCGCCCTGAACACGGGCGAGTTCGCGACGGCGGGCGTGACGTACACGCCGGACGGTGGCGACGCGGTCACGATCAGCGTCGTCTTCGGGGCGGCCGACGAGACGCTCGCACGCGAGGAGATGGGCGAGACGCTGCGGAGCGGGATGACGGTCGTCGTCTCGCGGGGCGCGGCCGAGGGCGTGGCGAATCCGGCAACAAAGGACGAGATGACGATCGGGGGCGATGCGTGGGTGGTCGACTTGATCGAGCGGCAGGACGACTACGTGAGCGTGCTGCACATCACGCGGAAGGAGACGGGCGACCGCAAGCCGCGGACGTACGACCACGGAGGCGAATGATGCTCCCGACACCGGTTCGCATCGAAGACTATGTCTGGCTGCTCGAGCGGGGCCTGCCGTTCACGGTGGCCCGGTATGGCGACGGCGAGTGGTCGTGCATTCTCGGCCGGGTTGGTCGGAACGCCCAGGGCGAGGACTACCTGCCCGAGCTGCGGGAGGCGTTGATCGAGACGTTGCTCCATCCGCGGCTGACGTTCTACGGGCTCAGCCCTGGCCGGAAGCTCTGCCGTGAAGCAAATGATTGGATGCTTCACGAGCCGGGCCTGTCGCCCCGTCTCCGCTGGGCGCCGGTGGAGGTTTTGGCGGATGCGAACTTGGCGGGCGTGTTGGGCCCGTTCATTGCCGCGTTGGGCAAGTACCAGATCGTGCTCGTGGGCCCGTCGCATCTGCGGCCGCTGGACGTGCTAGCTCCGGTGGCGTTCGTCGAGGTACCGCTGCCGAACGCGTTTCTGGCGGTTGACGAGACCGTGGCGCGCGTGCGTGAAGCCGTGCGTAAGGCGTTTCGGGGGCCCTGGCCGATTGTGGTGTGCTGGTCGGCGGGCATGGCGACGGCGGTCGGGATGCATCGGGTCGCGAATGGCATCGGTGTGACGCAGATCGATTGCGGGGCGATCTGGGACCCGTACGTCGGCGTGCAGTCGCGGAAGAATTATCGGGCGGACTGGTTTCAGGAGCGGATGGCGAAGAACCGCGCGGAGGCGGGGCTGTGAGGTTCGCGATCACGAGCATGGGCCGCTGCGGCACGATGTTTCTGGCGGACGTGCTGGCTCGCAGTCGCGAGTTCATCGTCCGGCACGAGCACGCGGACGACCATCTCGGCTGGTTCGCCGTGCCCGGGCAGTACCGCCGCGACGCGCACTTGGTTCTGACGGCCTTGCGGTTCGCGGCGCACGACAACTACGGCGAGGTCAACTCATTTCTCCGGTTCCTGCTTCCCGATCTGCCGGTAGACCGCCGGGCGGTGATCGTGCGGCATCTTCCGGACATGTTGCTCTCGATCATCAACCGCGGCCGCCGGCGTTGGGCGGGCGTGCGTGGGATGGCGGAGCTCGTGGACCACGTCGATGCGGCGATGCGGGCCGTCGCGACGCACATCGGGCAGGGCATCCCCGTCATTCGCTTCGAGCAGATGACGACGGACCCGGCGGAGCTGGAGCGTATTTGCGGACTGATGGGCGTCACGGACGTCGACGTGTCGGAGGTCGACCTGGCGAAGAAGGTGAACGCGACGCAGCACCGGCACATCGAATCGCTCGCCGAGCTGCCGGACGACGAGCGGGCGGAGCTGCGGCGGCTGGACTGGGTGCTCGCCTGGGAGAGGGGGCTGCCGGAATGATGCCGCCGCGCGGGGCCTGCGTCCTCTGCTTCGACCGCAAGCGCAATGGCGAGACGTACGGCCGACAGGCGTTCGGTCTGCTCGGCAGTCTCCGGCAGCACGCGCCGGAGCTCCCCATCACGGTGTTCGCGAACTTCGACCGCTGGGCGGAGAAGTGGCGCGAGGCGTTCGGCGTCAGCGTCGACGTGCTGGACATGCCCGACGAGCAGAACCGGCTGATCAAGACGGCGATGCTCGAGCACAGCCCGTACGAGCGGACAATGCAGATCGATTGCGACGCGCTCGTACGGAGCCCCGAGCTGCTCAATGGCTTCCGCTGGCTCGACCGCTGGGACGTGTGCCTGGCGACGCATCAGCACGAGCAGATGACGGGCGACCACCGCCGCCGGCCGTACGTGCAGGGGCTCGAGGCCGTCACCGGCTCGCTGGAGCACAGCTACTTTTGTAGCGGGGTTCTTTTCTTCGGCCGTGGCGTCCGTGTTCGCGACTTCTTCCGGCTCTGGCACGGGCTCTACGTCGGCGGCGCGTCCGAGCACCGCGACCCCCGGATCGTCGCGCAGGATATGTACCCGATGAACCTCGCGATCTGGCTGACGCAGGGCCTGAGCGTGTTCGACATGGGCTGGAAGTACTCGTGTGCCGAACCGGACAACGCGGCGGCGATCTGCGTGCACCAGGGCGGCCGGAACGGCAAGCCGCTGCCCGGGGCGATGCGGCACTACTACCGCGAGACGTGCGACGAGATGCTCGGCGGGCTGCCGCCGGACGAATCGGCGGACAAGCGGCTGCTCATCGCCGGGCCGTACGTCGGCGAGCTGGGCTGGGAGATCGGCAACTGGATGCCGCACGTGCGGTGGACGGCCGAAAACGAGGGCTGGGACGCGGTACACGCCATCACGACGCCCGGCCGGGCGGGGCTGTACGGCTGGGCGGACAGCGTCGCCGAGGTGCCGTTCGGTGGCGAGGCGTGGCGGGCATCGAATCTGTTGCAGGACCCGCCCGACGAGGTGCGGGCCGAGTGGGAGGGGCTCGTGGCGGCGGCGTCGGAGCAGGTCGTCGCGGCGAGCGAGCTGTGGGGGGAGGTCGGGCATCGGTGTCCGACGCTCAGCTCGCGTACGGTGAACTACAAGGACGCGCGGACCGCCGTGCGGCTCGAGCCGGAAGGCCGGCTTTACGAGAAGTGGCGGGGCCGCCTGGCCGGCCCGGCCCCCGTGGTCGTTCTACCGGTCCGGATGCTGCGGCGTGGAAGCCGGAAGAACACCGATTGGGCGTTGCACAGCCGCATTGCCGAGGCGCTCCGGGCCATAGGCCTCTTTCCGGTCACCGTGGGCCTGGCGGACGCCACAGGTGCGATACCGCACCTCCCGGGAGCGTGCTGGCTGAACGAGACGACGCTGGCGGACCTGGTCGCGATCTACTCGCTCGCGGCGTGCGTCGTCGGCCCGAGCACGGGCACGATGCACCTGGCGGCGGCGACGGGCACGCCGCACGTCACGTGGGGCGGCGACCGCGAGGTGGTGCGGACGCGGTATCTGCGGACCTGGAACCTGAACGGGACGCCCGTACGGCACCTTGGGCTCGGCTGGACGGTCGAGCCGGAGGAGGTGCTGGCGGCGGTGCAGGAATTGGTGGGCGAGCGATGCGTGGCGTGACGATTGTTCCGATCACCGCGGCGGCGGTGCAGCGGCATTTGCGGCCGGACCCGGCGGAGCATTTCCCGTGCTCGCTGTTGCTGATCGACAACGAGCTCGCCTGCATCCGCGAGTCGAACGGGCGGATCGTGATCGAGCCGATCTCTGACGCTGGGCGCGACGAGGAGCAGGACTGATGGCGGTTATCCCCACGGGGCTTTTGAGCAAGCCGGTGGACAACTGTCGGACGCTGCTGGCGAATGTGGAGGCGGTGCGGACGTTCCTCGGCGCGGCCGACGTGGCGGCGGCGGAGGCGATGATCTACACGTTCTTCGCCGCGGCGTCCGTCGCGCGGCCGCTGATCGTCATCGGGCTGCCCCAGGGCGAGTACGGCTTCGAGCGGACGGGCGAGAACGCCTGGCTGCCGGTCGCGAACGGGCTCGAAATCTGTTTCGAACGGGCGGTGCCCGAGGAGTACCAGGCCGACGGCAGCGAGGTCGACGCGATGTACGACTTCACGAACCTCGTCGGGGCGGCGGTCGAGGGCATCGCCGAACTGGCCGGCACGGATGCGTACTTCAACGTCGTGGCCCTGACGCTGCAGACCGGCCCGGGCCGGGCGACGTTCGAGGACAAGACCGGCCGGGGCGACTTCATGCAGTGCGTGTTTCGCGCGGAGTGGCAGTGATGCCCGTCGGCTACGACCGAATGAAGGTGACGCTGACGTACCGCGGCTGGCCGAACGTCCGCAAGCTGAACCTCATCGTGAAGGAGGGGCTCGCGGAGATCGCCGACCACTGGTTTTTCACGTGGTTCAAGAAGCGTTTCTCCGGCCGGGCAGTCTCGGAGTACGGCTACAAGCCGCGCAAACCCTACTACGACAGGCTGAAGGAGATCGTCGCGGGCAAGACGATTCGCCGGTGGTTCCGGAAGCCCATCCGGCCGATCACCGTGGCCCGCAATCAGCCGCGACCGATTGTGCTGAGCGGCGAGACGAAGCGGCAGGCGACGCGGGGAGCGTCGTTCTCCGGCACAAGCAAGCGGCACACAGTGTCGATCAACGTGCCGTGGTACGTCACAAAGGGCGCACACAAGGATCGCCTGGCGACGGAGCTGACGACGCTGAGCCAGCGCGAGATTGACATTCTCGCCCACAAGCTCGACCGCTTTGTCGAGCGCGAGATGAACGCCGACCAGGAGGTCGTGACGAAACGCATCGCATAAAGGAGTGTTCCGATGGCCCTTTCTGACAAAGTGCACCGACTGTACGGGGTCGTGCTGCTCGGCACGGACGAGATCGACCAGAACGCGCAGGTGACGATCAACCCGGGCATCACCGAGATGCTGCTGAACGACGGGGTGGACAACAACTTCGTCGCGGTCAGCCAGCAGGATGCCCGCATTCGCGTGATCACGTCCGCGGTTGCGACGGCGCTCGGCATCGCCGGGATTGGCGGCAAGAAGGTCGAGCCGACCGATGAAGAGCTCGTGATGTTTCTGCGGAAGGTCGAGGAGCTCGGGACGTACGTCTCGGGCTCGAACCACGTCAAGATCACGGGCAAGAACGGGCTGTTCTATCCGCAGACGCTGAACGCGGACAACGTGAGCGGCAGCATCGCGTACGAGTTCGTCCCGTTCTGGGACGGGACGAACGCGCCGCTCATCATCGCGACGGGCCAGGCGCTCTCCGGCACGCCGACGATCGACGAGGCGTTCGTGCTGGGGCCCGTCAAGATCAACGGGACGCAGCTCGAGGGCGGGCAGTCCGTCAGCATCGGCTTCGGCATTCAGCCGATGGTGACGTTTGCCGATGGCGACGTGTGGCCGAAGTTCGTGGCCATCGCCCGCCGGCAGCCGATGATTCGCGTGCGGACCGTCGACGCGACGGTGCTCGACACGTTCGGGCTGAGCGGCACGGCCCAGGGCGCGACCGACAGCGAAATCTGGCTGCGGTCGGCGGAGAAGGACGGCGTCCGCCACGGCGACGGCGAGAGCGAGCACATCAAGATCCTCGTCGACGCTGGGATGATCACCGTCAACGACCTCGCGGCCGACCCGAACACCGAGTACGCCGCCGAGGTCGTGATCCGGCCGACGTGGGACGGGACGAACGACGTGCTCGCGATCACGACGGGCCAGGCCATCAGCTAACGGGAGCGAGTGATGGGATTCGTCTACTACGTGCCGGGCCTCGGCGGGCCGAACGAGTCGGCCGTGCCTGGGCCGTTGCGGGCGGTACTGGGTGCCGGGGCGGTCGCGTTTCGTGGCGTGAGCGCGGGGCCGGACAAGGCGAGCGGGCAACTCGTCGGGCTGACCGATGCCATCGGCTACCAGCCAAACGAGCAGGAGTGGGTCGACACGGGCGACGGCTACTGGCTCGGCTGGACGACGGGCCGGCTGCCCGGGCCGCAGGACCTCGCCCGCGCGCGGATGGTGGCCGGGCACGACGTCCGGCTGGCCGACGAACGGCTCTGGCACATTCCCGCGGCGGCGCTGGCACCGCGTCGGATGGTGCTCGACGGCGACGAGTGGGTGGCCGGCGAGCCGATCGCGGCGTTTCGGCCGCTCGGCGACGCGGCCGCCCGCGTTTTCGAGCTGTTCGGCCAAGCGGGCAAGGGCGAGGATGACCGGCTGACGATCGAGGCGACGGACACCGAGCTGGTCGGGCTGGCGCTGGCGGGGATTGGGACGAACTACCACGTCGGGCGGCACGAGGCGAACGCGCTCGGCCTGATTTCGACCGAGGCGACGTGGGCCGTGCTGGAGGCGGTGATCGATCTGCCGACGCTGGTCGCGATGGAGGCGGCCGCGTCAAAAAAAGCCGAGGCCGGGGGCGGGAGCGGCTCTGGGTCCACCGCCTCTGGCGACGCGGACTGATGCCGGACCACCGCCCGACCTGGGCGGACGTGAAGATGCTCGAGGCCGAGAATGGCTAAGGTCAAGATGGAGTTCGACGCCCAGACGGGGAAGGCCGTGCAGGGCTTCCTCAAGCTCGCCGAGGGCCAAAAGAGGGTCGAGGGCGGCTCGGGGCGCATGGCCCGCTCGCACGGGAGAGCTTCGCAGGCGATGATGCGGCAGGTGGGGAGTGTTATTGCCAGCTACGTCGGCTTGCAGGCAATCCTCGGTACGACCCGGCGGCTGTTCCGAGAGTTGGCGGAGGATCGCCGTCGCGCGGCCGAGGAGACGCGGGGCCAGATGGCGACGATGGGCCAGCTGGCTCAGTTGGCCGGTCGCGACCCCCAGGAGCTCGCACGCATGCAGGACGCCGTCAAGGCGTCGCGGCTTGAGGTGGGGCTGACGAACGAACAGGCGACGGCGCTGCAATTCACGCTCGAGTCGACCGGGCTGGCTCGGCATCGGCGGATGTTCGCCGGCATGGGCCTGATCACCGAGACGCCGTCGGAGCTGGTCCGGGGCGTGTCGAAGATGCAGGAGGCGTTGGGGGTTTCGGAAACGGGGGGTGCCCGGGCGGTCCTGAACAAGCTGTTGGCGGCGAGCAAGGCGAGCGAGACGCGGGTCGAGGAGTTCGCCCCGATGGCCTCGATCGCGGCTCAGGAATACAAGCCCTTGGGCGGGTCGGACGAGGAGCTGTTGGCAACGCTGTCCGTGCTGGCGAAGGCGACGAAATCGCCGGAGGCCGCGGGGAACATGGTGGCGGCGTTGTCGCGCGTGCTGACGAAGAAGGGGCTCAAGGGCGGACTGCTGGCCGGGGTGGAGCAGATCGAGGAGATGGGGCTGTCGGAGCAGGGGCTGATCAAGTACCTCGGCGAGGCGCGGGCGCTGCGCGGCTACCGAGCCATCCGCGACCAGATGGGGCAGATCGGTGCGATGGAGGAGACGCTGGCCAGGGAGGACCGCCTGTCGGGGAAGGGGGCGGACTATATCAGTGGGATGCTCCAAAACCTAGCGGACGACAAACGCTTCCAGGCGGTCGTGGCGGGGCGGCAGCAGAAGCAGATTCTCGCACTCGAGCGGGAGAAGGACCTCGGCCCTGGGGCCGTGCTGATGGAGGCGGAGAGGGCGGGCCTGGAGGCGGCGGGCTATCGATTGGACAAGTCGGCGGTGACGCGCAAGGCCGAGGAGTGGATGACGGCCGCGTGGCAGGGAATTACCGGCATGCCGCTCGATCCGCAGATCGGGGCGAATCAGATGAAACGCGCGGCCGACGCGATCGTGGGAGCCGCGGGTGTGATACGGGATGCCGTGGCCGGCGGCGGGTTGGCCCCCTCCCCCGCCGTGGACGCGGAGTGAGAGATGGCGCATCCGACGATCGTGTACGGCGAGACGACGCACACGTTCCTCGTGCTGAGCGGGCAGTGGCAGTCGTACGGCGAGACGCTGGGCGACATCACCCGGGCGGGCGCGGATGGCACGGCCTACCAGAAGCGGGGCAAGAAGGCGGGCGTCTCGATCTGGCATTCCGTCCGGGACGCCGAGAACAAGGACCACGTCGCGACGATCGAGGCGGCGTACGAGGCGGCGAAGGGCCACTGGAGCGCTGTGACGACGGACGACACCAACACGCACTGGAGCGTGATGATCGTCGACGTGACGAACATCCGCTACCGCAAGATCACGACGGCGGTTGGCGGTCTGGAGGAGAACCCGTCGACGTTCGTCGTCGAGGCGGACTGGCATCTGCAACTGACGGAGTGACGCCGTGGTGACGATGCTCGAGCCGCAGTACCTCGGCGGGAACACGTGGCGCATCGCGTGGACCTCGGGCCTGGAGGATCCGACATTCACGATCTACCTGGACGGCGAGCTGTTCGCGACGACGGCGGCAACGCACCTGGACCTGTATGTCGAGCCCGGCAGCTCGCCCGTGCTCGAGGTCGTGGACGACGGCGCGGCGGCCTCGCAGGCGTTCCCCGGCCGGCTGAGGTTGCAGTGGGGGCGCGAGGACGACACGGATCACTACCTCATCGAGGAGGTTGTCGATGCGGCGTGGACGGAGCGGGCGCGCGTGCGGGACGACGGGCGGCAGTACTTCCACTGGCTGACGCGGTGGCTCGAGGACAGCACGTCGCATCAATTCCGGGTGACGCCGATCGGGACGAACGGGAACGCGGGCACGGCGGTGGCGTTCACGTGCCTGATGGTGCGGCATCCGGACCCGCCGGACGTGTCGATGAGCTACGACGAGGGCACGGGCGACCTGACGGTGAGTGCGGCGTAGCTCACCACGAAGAGCACGAAGCGCACGAAGGGAAGCAAAATGGCTGACGAAAAAACGGGGCCCGACAGCGTTCGGGTCTATCTGACGGGAGCGGCGTCGGACGGCGGGGCGCAGACGGATCCCGACCTGGCCCTGGGGAAGTACCGGAGCAGCACGCTCGCGGACTTCCTCGGCGTCTCGATTGCGGACGCGATTTCGGGCATCACGGTCGATTTCGTCTCGGGTGCGAACGGGACGGGCGACGGCTCCCTCGCGGCGACCGGTGCGAGCGAGCTGAAGTGGACCGCGCCCGGCGGCAGCCAGGGCGACGGCGTGACGATCGCGAACGGCGAGACGAAGATCGTCCTCGACGGGACCGACCCCGAGAAGTTCGTCCGGGTGACGCGGACGAGTGCGGACGCGCTCTCGGGCACGGCGACGCTCACGCTGACGGACACGTTCAACGACGTGGTCGGCTACGACAACGTCAGCGCGGCCGAGCGTGCGGCGGGCGACACGGAGTATCGCTGCCTCTCTTTCAAGGTCGATGCGGCCGACGACATCATGGACCTGCTCGCGTGGCTCGGGACGCTGGGGACGGCGCGGGCGGTGAACGCGGACGGCGTCTCGACGGGAGCGGACACGTGCACGGCGAAGTCCGGGACGTTCGCTGATTGGCCCGATTCCGGCTACGTGTACAACACCGACAAGGACGAGGTGGCGTATTACAGCGAGCGGACGAGCACGGTGCTGACGCTGCCGGCGGCGGGCCGGGACGTGTGGGACGAGACGGGCGGCGGTGCGGGCGTCGGGGTGGCGTGGGACGAGGACGACGCCATCGAGGCCGTGCCGGGCCTTCGAATCGGGAAGGAGGCCCCGTCGGCGCAGCCGAGCGGCACATTCACGGACAAGACCGGCGCGGGCGAGGGCTCGCAGCCGGCGGGGGTGACGTTCGCCCATCCGATCGCCAGTGACGACGCGAACGTCATCGACATCGGCGACCTCGACGACGGCTACATTTACGGATTGTGGCTCGAGCGGATCATCATCGCGGGTGCGACCGCCGAGGCCTCCGTGCTCAACCTCGTCGAGTGGACGTTCGACGCCACTCCTCTCTGAGCAGCAGGTGATTGATGTTTGAAGGCCGGCTCCCAACGCGTGACGACAAGCATCGGGAGCTGGCGCGCCGGCTGTTCATCGCCAAAGTGAGTGCTCTGCCCCTCTACCGCTGTTCCAAAGTAGAGACCATCGTCGATGGTGAGCCGTGCTGGGTGCCGAGCATCGCCGAGGCCCTTTCCGACGCCCATATCGGCTGGAGTCAGGTCGCCGACCTCGGCCGCCAGCAGCTCATCTATCTGACCAGAGCAGCTCCGCCCGGCCTGCCGCCTGACGCCCGTGTGCAGGACCCCGACGCGCTCGACTGGAACGCGCTGATTCCGCCCCTCGCCGACGAGGCGGCGGGGCACTTCTCCGAGGCACACAACTACGAGCTCTACCACGAGCCGTTCGGCACCGCCTACGACCCGCTCTCGCTCTACACGCCGGACTTTGATGCGTTCTACAACAACGAGCTACGGAGTGTCGGCGGGGTCGTGCGGCACCGAACGGGGCAGACCAGCTCGGCTTACTATCGGTGGGTGACGGACGAGCAGCCGCCGGACGACTGTTCGGCTGAATGGGCATTCCTCGCATTGACGACTGTCACGAGCGGGGGCAAGGTCGCGAACGGCGTGTTGTTGCGGACGGACGCGGGCGCGAGCCCCGCCGAGTGGTATCGGGGGTACTTGCTTTACGACGAGACGTCCGACACGCTCGTCGCGAAAGTCGTCAAGTACGTGGGTGGTGTGCTGACGACGCTGGGCACATCCGGCTCGATTTCCGGGACGCCGTCCAGCGGCTTGGGGCGGTTCGAGGCCGTGGGGTCGACGCTGAAGGTCTACTGCGATGGGAACGAGGAGCTGAGCGTCTCGGACGGCTCGCTTTCGTCGGGCTACGCGGGGCCGTACAGCTACCGGCTGGGCACGACGGGGCAGGACCCCGAGCTGGACAATCTGAAGCTCTTCATCGCGACGGACAACTGGCTCGCCAGCGGCCGCGGGCGGTTCCTTTTCGGCATCAACCAGGGCGCGGCGCAGGGGCGGGGGGCGTTCTACATCGTCCAGAACCAGGGCGATCAGTCCGGGCTCGGGCTCTACCGCGTGGCGGACGCGAACGCGGCGCGGTACCAGCTCTGGGACGGCGTGGACGGGAGCCCGGACCTGTCGGCTGCCGCCGACGCGACGTCGGCGACGCTGCCGATGGTACGCGCGCTCTCGGCGGACCACACGCATCACATCGTGGTGCGGGAGCGGAACGCCTGGGCGCTGCTGAGCCAGAATGTGGGCGAGACGGTCTTCGAGATCGCGGCGGACGGGAGCGTGGTGAACCGTCCCTCGGCTCCACAGGACGTGGCCATCGAGGCGGCGGCCGCCGGCGCGGCGCGGGTGCAGGCGGCGTACTTCTACGAGGCGGACTCCTACGCGGCGGATACGTTCCTCGTCTATCTCACGTCCGACGGAACCGATCCCGACCCCGACGTGGACGTGCCGACCGAGGTCACGATGACGAAGTTCGACGGGGTCGCGAAGCTCGACTGGACGAGCGGGGTGCTGGGCGACGCGCTGACGGCGAAGGCGATCGTGCGGACGCGCCGCAGCGGGACGCCCGACGTGGACAGCGACAACACCGACATCGTGAGCTGCACGACCTCGACGTCGGGTCCGGACACGCCCGACGGGGACATTTTCTTCGGCCAGATGGCGAGGCAGGCGCAGTAATGGCGGTCATCCAGATCAAGAATCCGGACGACACGGTCGACGTACGGGATGTCGTCCGGCCGGTCGTCTACACGAAGAAGCTCTGGTCCGACGACTGGGAGCGCCGGGACTATCTGCACCCTGCCAGTGTCATGGACTGCCTCGAGCCGGCGATGCCGACCGCGCAGTTTCGGTTCCATTATGGGGAGATCAAGCGCGAGGACAAGGGGTGGTGGATGTTCCCGAAGCGGCAGCAGCTGCTCGGACACTACGTGCAGGTGCGGGCCGCGGCGCACGGCGCGCCCGAGCGGAACGGAGCTCCCGGGCTGATTCGGCTGTGGACGGGCGTCATCCCGACGCAGACGGACGCGATCCATGAAGGCGGCTCGGGCGAGCAGGGCATCACGGCCTACGGCCTGAGCTACCTGCTCGACCGCGTTCGCATCAGCACCGGCCACGTCTGGCAGAACGGCGAGGTGCTAACGATCGAGGGGTGCCCGACCTTCAATGAGCGGCATTGGCGCGGCCCGTCGGTACTGGGGAACCGGTCGACGGACAAACAGGGGATGAGCTACGTCTTCTCGTCCGAGGGCGAGCGGTGGACAGCGACGGAGATCATCGAGTACTTGATGCGTCGGCATGCCGCGGACGGGCTGACGTGGAATCTGATCGGCGAGACGGACATGCTCGACGCGAGCAAGGGCGTCTACGGGCTGGACGGGATGACGGTGCGGCAGGCGCTGAATGTGCTGATCGACCGGCGGCGCGGGCTCTCGTGGTCGGTCGAGATATGGGAGGTGTTGGGGCTCGAGTGGCCGATGGTGCGGGTGCATTCGCGGTTCGAGCAGGACCTGGCCCAGGGGGAGCTGCAGATCGCGGCGAACAAGGCGAAGGTCAACGTGCACCTGAACGACTCGGAGCATCCGGAGCGGACGATCGACATCAACGGTGCGGAGCTCATCAAGGACGCGGGCGAGCAGTACGACCACATTGTCGTCCGGGGGGACCCGGTCAAGAGCTGCTTCACGGTCACACACGGCCACGGGACACTCGAAGCCGGCTGGGACACGGCGGACGACGGGCTCGAGGACGCCTATCGGGTGGCGAAGGGCTCGGACGCGTCGCCGGAGGACAACGACCGCTATCGGCAGACGGACAAGTTCGCCCGGGTGTTTCAGAGCTATCGGCTGCCGCCGGACTTCAACTGGCTTGTCGGGCTTGGGGCGAAGTATCCGAATGTTGAGCCGACCTACGCGGCCTCACCGCAGGTGATCCCGGGGACGGTGCTGACGGACCAGGTACACGAGTCGTGGAACGCCTACGGCCGGCTCTGCCCGCGGCTGCCGCTTTACGAGGGCTGGAACTACGCGGAGAACCCGCCGGCGAGCGAGAACCCGGAGGGCTCCGAGCCGGAGTTCATGCGTCCGTTCGCGATCCTCTATGATGAGGACGCCGAGAAGTCCGTCCTGGCGCACAACCTCCAGAGCAGCACGCAGGACGGGTCGTGCCACGTCCGGATGAGCAGCCGCGAGCTCGGCGTGGTCGTCTCCGCGCGGCCGCTGGCGCACCTGCTGGCGAAGGACCACTGGGAGGCGGGCTATCCCGACCCGCCGCCGCACGCGGGCAGCCCGAGCAACGTGCGCCCGAAGTTCGACTGGCAGTACATGTACGTCACGGTCTGCGCGGAGCTCGACCAGCGGCCGTATCAGGAGCAGGCGGTGCTGGACGGGGACGAGTTCGAGGCGACGCGCACGCTGACGATCGACGTGCCGGAGGCGGAGCTCTGGCTCATCAACACCGGGACGATCGTCGGCGTGGACGCGGACGGGGAGGCGCTGGCCTACTGCGGCCACGGCGAGATCGGGGACGGCATCTGCGTGCTGCGGGACGACACGGCGGTGCTGCAATCCGTCCTGCTCGCCGCCCGGGCGTGGTATGGGACGCGGCGGCGCGCGGTGCACTACACGCGGCAGCGGATCGCGCTCGAGCACGCGCCGGGCACGATGATCGAGGCGGTGGTGACGGGGCTGCGGCAGGAGCAGGTGGGGACACTGGTCGAGCGGCGGGCGTGGAACTTCGACCGGATGACGACGGAGATCCGGACGGGGCTGGGGACGCCGGATTTCCGGGCGTTCGCCGGCCGGACGCAGGTGGGGAATCTGGGGCGGCAGGTGAAGCGGCTGACGCACGACGTGGACAAGCTGCGGAGGGAGCAGGACTCGGACCGGCCGGCGGACCCGCCGGTTCCGATCAAGCGCTGGGCGAAGTGCGCGCTGCCGGATAACCGTTCGGACGACTGCGCGTGGATCCGCCCCGCGACGGGCGATGGGTTCGTCTATGCGACGCCGTGCGAGCCCGACGGGTCGGGCGCGGCCGACGGGCTGACCGTCTCGCAGGCGAACGTCGAGGACTTCATCGTCATCACCTTCCCGGGCGCCGGAAACGGCTGCCCGAAGGAGCCGAACGTCCGGAAGGACCAGGTGGTCCCGTACTGGACGAGCGGCGACAACGTGCAGTCGTTCGGCCGCCGGCACTACTGCGATAGCGGCCCGTGCCTGGATGAGTCGCTGGGCCAGACCGCCACGTTTTCGGTCAGCTCGATTACGCCCACGGGGACGGCCACGGGCCCGAGACCTGGGTGGTTCTGGGTGGATGACGACGACACGGTCTACGCTCCGAACACGGACGTGAGCACGCTGGGCGTCGAGGTGACGAACCTGGACGGCCGCCAGACGGTCGCCGTCCATTCCGACCTGCAGGACGGCACCGGCTGGCCGACGGCAGCGTTTCCGACGGCGAAGTACCCTTATGTTCTCGGGCAGGGCGGCATCGGGTGGATCTTTGACCCGCAGGGGACCCTCAGCTATCCAACGACACTGAAGATGATGGGGCTGGGGCTGCGCTTGGCGCACCGGCTAAACTAATGATTCCACCGATCGCACATTTCGTCTGGCTTCAGGAACAACTCCCGGACTGGGCGCGGCGGAACGTCGACCGGTTCGCCGAGCTGAATCCGGGCTTGGAGGTCCGCGTCCACCACGGCGACGGCGAGCTCGATCCCGCCTACCGCCACCTCTACGAGCAGGCTCGGGATATGTGCGTCCGGAGCGACCTCGTCCGGTACTGCATCCTGCGGCGCGAGGGCGGGCTGTACTTCGACACCGATTGGGCGTGGGCCGCTCCGCTTCCGCGTCTGCCCGATGACGGGCGAATCTGGCACGTGGACTATGGGCACGCGCTCTGCATCGCCGGGCTGGCGTCTGCGCCGAGGGCCGAGGGTTGGGATGTTATCCACGAGAAGGTGCTCGCGCAGTCCCCGTACATGCGGCTGGCCGAGACCGAGGCCTTCAAGGCGGCCGTGCGCGACCGGCCCGATCTGTTCGCGGGGTTCCCGATCGAGTACTTCACTGCCGGCAACATGCACATCGACTTCCGGATCTATTGCACGCTGATGGGGTTGGACGCGCCGGGGGTGCCGTGCGAGATCCCGGACGGGCTCATCGGCATTCACTTCTCAATGATGGGAAGCGACGGGGGGGACTTCGCTCAAAGGGTCGAGACCCGGATCCGTGAGTTCGAGGCCTTCGGCGACCTGTACGCTCAGTAGCCGCGCCAGATACGTGCTTCCTGGTGAGGCCACCAGCGGCTCTGGCCGGTGTTCAGCACGCCGCCCTTGCCCCACATCCGCCCTTCGAGTCGGAGCAGGTTGCAGGAGCAGTCCGTCAGCGTGAGCGAGAGGTCGCCCGTCGGATGGCCGGCCGCGGCCGTCATCGACGCCGCCTGCACCGTCGCGGTGATGCGGATGGCACTGCCCTCGGTGATCCTCCGGTGATGCGTGCCCGGCCTCATGCCCGGTTCATCGATGATCTTCCGCTCCTTCAGTTCCCCGGCTGTCCGGGCCGTGCTGCCCGAGAGCTTGACGGTGACGTTGAAGCAGGTATAGATCCCGCCGGGCCGAGCGACCTGGACGTCGCCGGCGTCGATGACGATGGTGCGGTTGTCGTCCTTGTCCAGGGGCCCGACGTGCGTGACCTCGCCGACGAGGACGATCTGGCGGCCGACGACGTTGTCGGCGAGCCAGCCGTTGGCGGCGGTGACCGCCGCGGCGTTCCACGCGACAGAGCCCTTCTTGGTCGGCGCGTGCTTCTGGCCGTGCAGGCCCCGCACGAGCTCGACCACGCCGGGGATGGTGGGCGGATCGGCCAGGGCAGGCGTCACCAACCCCAACGGGGCAAGCAGGACGACGACTGCCAACGGGGCGAGCCAGCTTCTGCGTCTCATCTCACGCCTCCTTTCCTCCCCTTCCCTTCTATCACACGCGCGCGCCGTTGCCAAACAGAATCCGGTTGCTATTTCGCTCACGTCAGGAGCTCGATGTCCGGGTCGTGGTCCGGCGGAAGGTGACGTTTCCGCTCTAACGTCTCCGCCAGATTCTCTTGCGCCGGGCCTCCATGCCTCCCTGCTCTCCCCTGATCTGAACGATCCTGACGCGGGAGTCCTTCAGCCGGATCGCGAGGTCTGAATACTGGGTATCGAGAGCGTCGGGATGGATGGCCAGCCGGACCTCTTCGACCGTGCCCCTCACCACGACCATGCTGCCGGCGTGGATGATCTTCGTGAACTTGCCCGGCCGGCATTCCTGTCGCGTCGTCTTGCGCGGGTTGAGCCGGGCGAGTTTGGCGGCGGTCTTCTTCGGGTCGCCGGCGATCTCGGCCTGGACCGCCTTGCAGTCGAAGAGGCCGGTCGGATTTACGAGAGAGACCGGCCCCGCGTCGACCAAGAGCACCATCCCGTCGATGCTGAGGACCTCGGCTTCGAGGGTGAGCTGTCGTCCGGGCAGGTTGTCCTCGAGCCAGGCGTTCGCCTTGGCGACCGCGGCGGTGTTCCACGCGACCCGGCGTCCCTTCAGCGGGACGAAGTCGCGTGCGGCGAGGCCCCGGACGAGCGCAGCGAGGGAGGGGATGGCAGGTCGCGCTTTCTCTGCGGCCGCCAGTGCGGGCGGGGCGGCGACGAGCCCGTTCGACAAGCTCAGGGCAAGGAGGACGACGAGCCCGTTCGGCAAGCTCAGGGCGAGCAGTGCGGCCAGGCATCTTGAGGGTTTCATGTCGGGCCTCCTTTCTGCCTCCTTTCTACCACACATTTCCGCGACTGGCAACATAGGACTTGATTTCTGTTCTGCACGGGCCTCACGCCAGCCGTTCGATGTCGGGGTCGTGGTCGGGGTCGCTAGGCGTGCTCGGCGAGGATTTCACGTAGCCGGTCGCGAAGGGTCGGCGAGCAGCGCCGCTCACCGCGCTCGATCAGATAGATGGTGTTGCGGCGGACGCCGGCGAGGGCGGCCAGCCGGTTGCCGCTGAGCCCCGCATGCGTGCGGAGTTGGCGGAGCCCTCGGAAGTAGTCGCCACCCCGTTGAGAGACGACCTGCCAGCCCGCCTTGCGGCGATTGCGGAGCGCCCTCTCCCGCGCGACGGCCGTGTCGAACACGCGCTCCTTCTCGAGCCGCCAGGGCGATTGTTTGCCGGACCGGCCGGACTGATGCGCCCGTTCGAACCGCACGACCAGGCCGTCGACGCTGACGCGCAGCAACCGTCGGCCGTTGTCGCGCGGGTCCCGCCTCGCCCACAACTGCACACGCATTGTCAGTCCTCCTGTTGCTCCACCTTCGATTCAACCAGCCACCGGGGCGCGTAGATTCGGTCGAGAGGGCCGAGCTCACGAAGCCCCACCTCGATTTGGCTCTTTGGCCACCAGCTCTCAGGCACCTGAGCCCCGTCGGTGTTGTCGGGATCGTGTTGGCGGAAGAGGACGGCTTTGTCGGTCTCCCGCACGACGCGGCCGGTGAGTCGAATGGTATCGACCTTCATCCCTTCCGCGCGAGCGGCCTCGCGGTCCTCCCGCAATGTCCGCTCGACTCGTCTCCGTAGCCGCTCATCTGTGATCTGTTCCAGCGTGGACCGGCCTTCCTTGACCGATTCCGCACAGGCGTTGGCCTGCCACTGTTTGATCTTCTTCGCCATCCTCTTCTCTCCGCTCTCCCCGCCTATCAATAGTATACCGGGGTATACGGCAGAAGCAAGCGGAAAATGGCGATTTTCTGAGGTTTTTCTGTCGCCGTATAAGCGGCGTTGGTCGCTGGCGTTACGGTCTGTCGCCCGCGCGCTACCCCAGCCGTTCGATGTCCGGGTCGTGGTCGGGCCGCATCGCCGCGTAGTGCCGCCGGCACACCTCGACCGAGTTCCCCATCCACGAGGCGACCTTGAAAATGCTCACCCCCGCCTGGACGAGGAGCGATGCGAACGTGTGCCTGAACGGCGTCCAGCCGATCCGCTCCCTCGGAACCTTCGGGGCCCGGGTCCGGAGCGTCTGCACGAGCAGGTTCGCCTCGTGGAACGCCGCCTGTTGCCCCTCCGGCCAGGGCACCACACGGCCGGGCCGTCCGCGGGTCGAGCGCAGCCGCTCGACGATGGGCTTGGCCAGGTCAATCACGCGTGGGCGGCGCGTCTTGGACTTCGGCACCGTCAACTTCCGACGCCGCAGATTGAGGTCGCCCCATTCGCACCGGATGATCTCGCCCCGCCGAAGGCCCGCGTAGAGCGCGAGCCACACGGCCAGCTCGCTTGGCAGCCCGGCGGCGGCCTTGAGCACCGTGTTCCGTTCCGCCCGGCTGAGATGCACGATCTGGCCCGCCTTCTCCTCGGGCAGTTTCGCGGTCTCGGCGAACGGATTGACGGCCAGCCCGCGCGTCCGCATCGCCCAGCGGTAGAGCCGACCGCACGCCGCTCGGGCCCGGTTCCGGGTCGCCGCCGACCGGACCACGCCCTCCCCCTGACGCGGCCCAGGCGTCTGAACGATGTGGTCGAGGAACGCCTCGGCAGTCGCCGGGTCGACCTGCTCGAGCGGCCGGCCGGCGAACGCCGCCAGCTCACGGAGCATCGCCAGGGATGTTCCCGCCCAGTTGTCGCCGACCGACGCCCGCAGGTGTTTCTCGTAGTCCGCCAGCCCCGACGGGGCCAGCAGCTCGGCCTCGGGCGCGGCGTCGCGTCTCGCGTGCGATCGCAGATACGCCTGGACCGCCGGGCGTTGCCGGGCCCACGCTGGCCATTCCTCGCCGCGGAGCGCCAGCAGGATTTCGAGCCGGCACGTCTCCGCGTCGTGGTCCGACAGCCGGCCGATGCTCATCTCGTACGTGCGGCCGTCAGCCCACCAGAAAATTCTCTTGACGCCATCTCGGTTGCGGATGTTCGGCGTCGGAAACAGCGAGCGCGGCCGCCCGCTGCGCCGGCTTCCGGGCAGCACGCGGCCCTGTTTTCGTGGCGAGTTTCCATGGCGCTTGCGCGGTGTGCGGCTGGCCTTATCCCGTGCCACGGCAACCCCTTATGCTGGCTGGGGAAGGAGGACTCGAACCTCCACTACCTGATCCAGAGTCGGTCGGTGACGGACATGCGGAAGTTATGGAGATCTGGGGCTTTGTGGGCCAAGCCCTTGCCATGTGGGGGGTAGCGGCCGGTTCGGGAAGCTGCCTGGGGTGCCTGGGCTGCCTGACGCGCCGGGTTTTCTTGGCGGTTGTCATGGCTCAGTGTGGTCGTCATTCCTGTCGGAGCCGGGCGAGGATGCGGCCGTAGCGGTCGGTCGGTGGGCCCGGGGACTCGTCGAACTCAAGGGTGACGGTGCGGCCTTCGATCTGGCGGCGAAGTTGCTCGGCCTGGGCGCGTCCGCGGGCGAGGGCCTCGTCGGCCGAGATTCCGGCGGCTTCGGCTTGGTGTCGGAGTCGTTTGCCGCGTCGGATCTCGAAGGCGTCGCGGTCGGTGAGCCGGACGATGCGGCCGTCGTCGAGTTCGATGGTGTCGCCGTCGATGACGCGGCTGCAGACGGCGGTTTCGGTGCGGGGCGTGGTGGTGGCGGTGCAGCCGAGGGCGAAGCCCCAGAGGGGGGCAAGGCAGAGCGCGAGGATGGTGGCGTTGCGGCTCACGGTTTGTCTTTCCGCTGGCGTTCGAGGTCGCGTCGGATGCTGGCGAGTTCGCAGGCGATGACGAAGAGGGTGAGTACGGCGAAGGCGCCGCACCAGGCGAGCATTCTGTTGAGCCGTACGATGTTGTGGAGCAGTTCGAGGGCGTCCGGGCCCGAGCCCACGATCCTGGCTCTCTCGAAACTCTCGTCGGCGGCGAAAAGGAACAGGCCGCCGAGGAACAAGACGACGACAAAGAGCATTCCGATGGTGCGGAGGACGCTGTCGCCGACGGCCAGTATGTTCGAGCCGTTGATTCGGTGCAGGGTGCCGCCGCAGTTTTCGCAGATGGCGTCGTGTCCGGAGAGGACGCGGCCGAAGGAGCAGCGCTGTCCGCAGCGGACACAGCGGTAGCGGATACGGGGCATGGAGCCCCTCAGAAGAGGACGCCGACGACCTGGTAGGCCTCGAAGACTTGTTCGGGCCGGACGATGACGGGGCGGTGTTTTTTGTTGGGGGATTCGAGGACGACGACGCCGAGGGCGCGGTCTTCGAACCATCGTTTGCAGAGCATCTGGCCGCTGTGGAGGTGGACGACGGCGAGGTCTCCGTCGCCGACGGAGGCCTTGGTGTCGATGGCGATGCGTTGTCCGTCTCGGGCGACGGGTTCCATGCTGGAACCGTGGACGCGGAGGGTGAGGATGGAGTCTCCGAACCGTTCGGTTTCGTAGTCGCCGGGTTGTTCGGCGACGATGGATTGGTCGGAGCTTGCTCGGGCGACGCCTTCGGTGCGGATTTCGCCGGTGAGGTGTGTGGCGACGGCGACGGGGGGCTGGGCGTTGCCGGCTTCGGTGCCGCGGACGGGGATGTCGGGGGCGACCTGCTGGGGAGTGACGCCGAACGCTTTTGCGATCTGGAAGACGATGTCCATCCGCATCCTGGCTCCGGACTCGTAGCGGGTCCAGGTGGTCATGCCGAGGCCTGCGCGCTCGGCGGCATCACGCTGGCTGAGTCCGTGCTGGACGCGCAGCATTTTGAGAAACTTTTTATCTGGCACAAACGCCGACATGTTATACCCTTGCGACTAGCGCCCCTGCACTGACTACTTTTTTCCCTCAAGGTTGCTTGACTGATGCCGATAAGGATGATAGATTGTCAGCAACGCCAGGGGAACGGATGTCACGATGGCAAGGAGCTTTGGGGCATTCGAGCGGCGGGCGGTTTCGTTCCCCCACCACCACCAAGCCCGCCGCGGGTGCCCCGCTAACGACAAAGCTCGCCCCGTTCGGATCGCTAACATTGGCGTTTCTCGTGGGTCGTGAGCTATTGGCCTCGCGTTTCGTTCCCTGCGTCTCCGCAGTTCAGAATACGGCGAGATCGGGGGCCTGTCAAGCACATTTTATATCACTTTTCACCAGCGGAGGGGCGTCGTGGCCAGGGTGATTCGGGGCGTCGTGCGGCACAGGCGGCAGCCGGGGACGCGCGTGGGCCCGGCTCGGCAGGCGATTCGGTGCTTCTGCCTCGAGTGCGTGGGCTATCTGGCCAGGGACGTCGCGAGCTGCGCTGACACACAGTGCCACCTGTGGCCGTACCGGTTTGGGACGCACTCGCCGTCGCCGGATCGGGTCGTTTTGGCGGAGACCTCGGGGGCACAGCGTTCGTGACAGGCGAGGATACGCACCGCAGGGAGCGCAGGGCTGGGAGTTTTCGGGAACGCGACCTATCGGTCGGGCAGGAGGAAAGCGAGGGCTTGGGTGAAGAGGAGGGCAGTGATGGCGGGTCGTAGACGGACGAAGCGGTGGTCGGTGGGGGATCAGGTGTTGGTGCGGCAGTACGCGAGCACGGGTGCGCCGCTGGCGGCGTACACGGTCGGGACGGTCGAGGCGATTGACAACGGGATCGCATGCGTTCGGACCGCGCGCGGGCTGCTGTTTCGCAGGGCATCGGCGTTGCAGCGTCCTCCCGAGCCGCTGATGGAGGTGGTGGAGGAGGCGCTGGCTCAGTCGGGGTGGTGACCCTATGCGAGCCGAGAAGCGGGCCTTACAGGGCAGGGGCGAGGCGAAGGATACGAAATGAAAGCTCGGTCGGTCGCTGGGTGCGGGGCACGCGTTTCCTCGAAAACCCCCTCCTTTCGGGCGGGTGCTCGCTGCTGGCGGCTGGCCGGGCCTCCTATGAGAGGGCTGAGCGATGAGTGAGGCGGTGAAGACGCTGGCCCCAACGGGGCAAGCGGAGCGGGAATGCAACGCGTGCGGGGCGGTGGTCGGCGGCTTCTCGTCGTCGGCGTGGGCGGGGCTGTACGGGCTGTGTGCGCGGTGTCGGTCGGCTTTGGGCCCGGTGGCTGCGGAAAACGCTTGGCGGCTGCACTGTGCGATCGAGCGGCTGCAGGCGGAGATCGAGCGGGTTCACGAGCATCTGGGCCTGAAGGAGGCGCAGCGGGCCGCTGAAGGAGATGGGCGAGCGGCCATCCCTTCAGGGCAGGGGCGACGGCAGAAGAAGGGGACGAAGGGTGCCGCGAAGTCGGGAAAGTGAGCCAACGGGGACGTGTGGGGCGTGCACGTGTACGCGGCCGGTGTACGGGACGCGGGTGTACTGTTCGCTGGCGTGCAAGCGTCGGGCGCAGCGGGACCGCGAGCAGCAGCGGACGCGGAAGTTCGTGGTGAAGCACGGGAACGACTGGCGGGAGCGGACCTGCCTGAACTGCGAGCGGACGTTTTGGTCGCCGGGGCCGGGCTACCGGATTTGCCGGGGGTGTTCGGCGGAGACGACGCGTCCGATTCGGCGTGCGAAGGCGTTGGGGCGTCCGGTACCGACGATGGGAGAGATGCGGCGCGGGTTGCGGCGGTGGCAAGGGGGGCTATCGGACGGGGAGCTTGAGA